TTTACTCATCTTCTTCTTCGTTAAATTGTTTGCCCCATACATTGAATACGTTGAAGCGCAGGGTTGTGTTATTGTCGTGGTATCCTTCTGTCTCAAATTCGTAATACCAGTTACCTCCAACTTCTTTCTCAAGGAGTCCCTCAAGCTTGGCTAAAAAATCTTCTGTTTTATTCATTTATCTTAGTTGTCCGTCAAAATCACTTGGTTTAAAATATTCGGTTTCTAATTCAACATCTTCTGTCTCTTCGCATCTAGAATCTAAAACTACAGCATCGCTACCAAGTCCAATCACCTCAGTCCAATCCCAATGGTAGATATGCCCATCTTCTAGTTGCCTCTCCGAAACGTCTATTATTAATTCTACTTTATACTTCATCTTTTACCTCCTCAAAATTAAATGCTGTCACATCAGCATTAAAGCCAATCTCATAACAATATTTTATCATCTCATCGTAAGCATCCTCTTCAGTCTCAGCTTCGATTACGTCTTCAAAAGTAACTTTAAACTTCATGTCGGTAATTTAAATTAATTTAAATTCAGAGTCAAGGGTTTTTATTTTCCTTGAATGAATCTTTTATATTCTTGTTTTACAACAGGCATGACCAGATAGTCAACTATCCTGACCAGTGCCTCCTCAGTGTTCTCATCATCCATGATATTAGATAAGCCACTGATACCAAGGGCAACATGATGGACTTCGTGGATCAGGGTATCCAACTCCTCTTCTTGAGTCAGTCCCTTGCGGATACTAATAATCTTTTTATCAAAATCCATTTCCCCAAAGTCCTCCATGTCTTTTAAAACAATTTTAAATTTCATCCCTCCCACCGTGATGGTGGGAGGGAGTGAGTATGATGCTTTTTTTCTTGGCATTAGCTTATCCTTTCCAGTGCTTTAGCTCCCTTGCCCGTGATCTCCCGCTTACCGTCGATTCGCATAAAACCGTTCTTCAGCAGGAAGACCTCTGCATCCTTCTGGAGTGCTGTTCTCGACATCCCTGTCACAGCAGAGAGCATCTGCAAGGTGCAAGCTCCACGTTCCTTGAGGATACGCATGACCTGCAACTCAGTGGCATTGATGCCGTATGGCATGATACCCAGGAGGTCACACAAACTCTTCCATTCTTTCTTACCGAAAGTGGAGGTGTTATTAACCTCTGCATATGCACTGACTTCCAATGCACGTTTGATTGCGGAGCGAGCATTACCCCTCACCGTCTCACAGATTTCATCAAGGATGTTATCCCTGAAGTCAATCCAATCCATCTTCTTCTGGATGATGCTACCCAACTCTTTTCCACTGTATGGTTCGAAGTCCAGTTGTGTAAGACGATCCTTAAAAGGAGGAAACAGTTTGTCCAGTTCGGTAGTAGCAAACAAGAAAGTCTGCCTTTCGAACTCAAACAAGAGACTGGATTCACCAAATTCAAATCGTTTGGTCTTAGCACCCTCGATATTGAAGATGGTCAGAAAAGCCATTTCCAAATCTTTCGGTAAGGCATGAGCCTCATCCAGTAGGATGGTAACATCCTTGTCCAAGATCGCAGGAATAAAAACCTGCTCAAAGAACTGCTCTGCATTACGAATGGTAGAACAATTAATTTCGATCATGGGTTTACCCAGAGACTTAGCAAATGCTTTTGCAAACTCTGTCTTACCTAATCCCTTTGCTCCATTGAAAAGAAGAAAAGGAAGTGTGCCTGTAGCTTTCTTAGCATCGCTATAAAAGTTAAGGCGACTTTTAAGAGTGTCTTGTCCGACAAGACCCTCAAACATATCAGTGGTTTCGCTCATAATTAATCAAACGTATTGATAGAGAATTGAATCTTCTCTTCTGGTTCTGCTACCTCTCGGATTGCTTCTGTTGTTTTAATGGGGGTTGGATCAACTGTCAAGCCAATATCTTCTAGCCATCTTTTTGATACTACTACAGTCGCTTCAGAACCTACTTGCTTCGCTAGGTCACTCAGCTTGACTCTAGTGAAGGAAGTTGAACCTCTTGGGCGACCTCTTTTCTTAGGTGTTTCGTTCATATGCGGTGTATTATATCCATTAAAAGTGGGGGTGCAAGACTTTTTTTTCATTTTAATGATTTTTTTTTCTTTTGTGTAATTAAATATATGACCCTCATAGTGGTTTCTGCTCTCACTACAAACGAAGGATTATATTTTAGGTATCTCACTAACGTGATGAGGTTTGATCATAGCATGGATGTGATTGTGGAGGCGCAGAAAGAACAAATAGATTACTATTATTCTATATTAAAACAAAAAGGTTTATACGATTATGTGTCAGAGATTATCTACCCAGAGATAAAAGAAGAAGGAATAAGATTAGATACGGAGATGAATTACCCACTCACCGTAACGACACAAAAGATTTCTGTGATTAACGTGTCAGAACTAATAAATAAAATTAAGTTATTAGCGAAAATAAAACAATCAATTTAAATCTTCGGCTATCTACGCGCACTTATTTGGAAAAAAATCATTCGATCTGGGGTTTTTACGCGCTTATTTGGAAAAATCTCAGTCGATCTGGGCTATTTTAGTGCAATTGTAGTAATCTTTTTTATTTTTTTCGAAAAACTTTTCGGCTTGTTCGTAGGTATGGAAAGCGTGACCCTCTAAGAATTTAGATTCTGTTATTTCGCCATCATCTCCAAGTGTATCTTCATATAAATCTACAATAAAAACTCCAACAGGAAGATCATCTACAAGACCGTAAACATTACTACCTAAATAATTAGTATCGTTATTACTATTAATGCTAAGAGACCTGTCTATTTGGGTAGGTTTTTCTTGTGAAGCTGAGTCTGCATATGGTGGAGTGTCTACATCGGAAGGTAATGAGCATTCAGAAAGAGGGAGATTGGCTAGAGGACCATCGGGGTGGAAGAACCTCTCAAGATGATCGCCTTTGTATTTATTGCACCGCAACTCCCACTCATAACTTACTTTTTTCATTTAGTAGAATTATCTTTCTTGTAACGCTCTAGACGTTCCATCTCTCGCAGTTCGTTGAGGACGAAGATTTAAAAGCAACCCCATCGCTGACTTTTTGAATTGGATATATCGGGGGACACCCTTCACACCCTAGTGCTTTCCTTAAGATCGCTTGGCTTTCTAAATTAATAAAGTCGTATTGGTCCTCCGAGAAAGTGGCGATGTGGTTTCCGTGTATAGAGCTATCTAGGTCTGTTGAGTTGAAGTCTGTGAGAGTTGATTGTATTTTTAAGTTACTATTCCTATCTGTTTTTTTAATAATTTTTTCTCTATCGGCTTCATCAATAGAAATATTTAAAAATTTTTCAAACTGAGAGAATAAATAACCATAATTATTATTAAAGTCATCGTAATGTAAAAGCAAAGTTCTTCCTTTGTATTTTTCTTTTACATATTGAACGGCTGCTAACTTTGCTCTATATATTTGAATAAATTCTGTAAGATCAATCGAAGCAATGCCCTCTAAGAATCTCTGAGTATTACCATCAAAGATCTCACATCTAACAGAAGAAAGAAATGATGTCACAGGATCTCTCTCAACGATGATACAATCAAGGGAGTCAGAAAGGTAATCTATCATTTCTGCCGTATGTATTTTTTCAGCCTTGGGAGCTATTTCCCTAAGACTCTGCCATACAACCGTGGAACCTGTTCTCCCTGCGGAGAATACTAATATTTTTTTATTCATTAAAATACTCATACATCATAATAAATCCTTCTCCATTGCACTGCACACCCATAACATTGTAATCAATCCACTCTACCGCTTCTTCAACTGTCATTCCCTGTTTTTCAAAGACCTTAACCATTTTGTTATAGTCGTATATTAATATGCCACTATCTGACATACCTGCTATTGCGTCATCTAGCCCATCTAATATTAAAGCTCCGTCCTTAAGCATTGAACCAAGAAGGTGTTTCTCTCTTACTCCACTTTGCAAAGTAAGCTTTCTCTCCATTATAATATGACCTGTAAGCAGTAACTCCACAACTATTTTTGTATTGTTCTGGCATCGCTTGAGCAAACTTAGTCAATCCTTTGCGTGGTATATTTAGCTTGTGGTAGTTAGATCCGCACCAACTGATAGCATCGAGAGATTTATGAACCTTTCCATAGCGTCTCGTATACTCTTGACACATGGCGTAAGCATGATCTAGCAACCACTCGTAGTTCTCTGCTGACTCTCTAGCCCACTTAGTGCAAGGGTGATTGTAGAATGCTCTCCTATATGGTGCGTCACCATTAGGGAACACAGAGCAGAGCATCTGCGCTGACTCTAGAATCATTTTTACAACGTGCTTATCACACAATTGTTGTGCGGCGATCTTGGGGTCGGTGTCTACTGCAAATATATTCATGCTTATTTGGTGTTTTTTTGTTCGATCTGGGATCTTTCTTCCAGAAGCATTGCTTTAGCTAAGATAGCATAGTTTACTATGTCATCGCAAGCATCTTCTACAGTTTCATTTGGGACGGATAACTCGCTGTCATTAGTGAACGAATAGATTCTTTTTATTTTGTCGATTACACGGAGAAGCAAACCCTGCACAGGGTGGATGTCCAGTATCTTGGATGCATT